GTAAAGATGAAGGTAGATTTTGAAATAGGAGTAACATGGGCAGACCTAAAATCCTACAAACCAAATGAGGATTATACTCTATTAACCAACTAATACTATTATTTAATATGCTTAGTAAATCACGAATACTGAAATATGCCAAAAGGTCAAAGATTATGGATGTCTCCATTAATTTAGGACCAAAGTCATTTTCATTCAACCTCAATGAGGAACTTGTCATTGATGAGAATGATATGACAGAGGAGTTAAAGAATCAACCCTCTTACTATGGTTATCTCGGTATGTTAAGAGTTAAGTTACAAAGAAAGGTAGAGGATTTGAAAATAGAAGTGAGTAAAGAATACTCAAGTTTATATTTTAAACATACCGACAATAACAAGGACATGAGCAATAAGGCAGAAGCTGCCAAGATAGCTAAATATAAAACAGAAAGTAATCCGTTGTATATTGCAAAGTGCAATCAACTGAACAAAGCCCAAGAGGACTTAGGTGTAATACAAGTTTGTCTGGAAGCATTTGATCAAAGATCAAGAATGATCCAGTCCTTGAATGCAAACCTGAGGAAAGAGAATTAGTAACAATTTATAATCAAATAACAATGAAGGTGAAACAAGGAAAATCATCTGTTAAAGGTGGTAAAAAACTATCCCTAAAGGATAGGATGAAAGCAGACAGAGCCCGTCTGAAAGAAGGTTCTGGGAATAATAACATGATCTATATAAAAGACGGAACTTTACGGGTTCGTATTTTAAATGTAGGAGAAGAAAACCAATGGTACGTTGAAGTAATTCAATTCTATTTACCAGGTTTTAAAGGAGTATTTTCACCAGCCACTTTTGGTGCTAAATGTGCTTTAATGGATTGGTATGAAGATATGAAAGCCAGTAAGGATGAGGACGATAAAGCATTACTACAAAAAGTAGGTTTAAGTCGTAAATATCTTGTACCTGTAGTAGTTTATTCTGATGACAAAGGTCTGAAGATAGATGAAGCAAAATCTGGTAAACTATTGCAACTTACAAAAGGACTTCTTATTGAAACTATGGATTATTTCCTGGATGAAGAATGGGGAGATTTCACTGATGTTACAAATGGTTACGATATTAAATACACAAGAGAAGGTAAAGGTAAGAATGACACTACCTACAGTTCAGCTCCTTGTAAACCATCTAAGTTAGCTAAACCATGGGGACGTAAACCTATGAACCTTGAAGAAATGGTTAAGAATGAGATGCCATCTTATGAACAAACAAAAGAGTACCTGGCCAAATTCCTATCAGGAGATTTTGAAAGTGAAGAAGAGGTTGATCTTGAATCAATGACTAAGAAAGAGCTTTTGAAATACATCAAAGAAAATGATATTGATGTAAAAGTTACAAAAGATATGTCTGAGAAGTTGATTATTAAGAAAATCAAAAGAGCTACAGAAGGCTCTAAAAAATCAGATATTTAATTATAAATTGTTAAAGGGTATTCTCAGAAATGAGGGTACCCTTTTCTTTGTTAAAAACCAAAAAATAATATTATGGCAAAACCAGTAGAATTTGAAGAGACAAATGTTGTATTCGGAGAAGGTCAAGAAGATTACCAACCGTTACCAGCTTTCAGAGATCATAAAGGTGTAGTATTAACTTGCTGGCAGTTATCTGAGCAAGAACTGAACGAAATAAAAAGAACCGGTAAGATATGGTTATCACAGATGACTTTTAACCAGGCTTTACAACCTGTATTGATATCAGGTCTTAAACACGAAATGATTGTTGAAAATAAAGATATAGAAAATGGCTAAGAGTAAATCAAAACTAATGACGGAGGCAGAGTTAAAAAAGAAGTATAACTCTTCTCTGGCTTCAGAGATGGTATTATCAGAAGAAAATCATATATGGTTACCATCTCGAATACTTGCTCTAAATGAAAGATTAGGTGGTGGTATACCTTATGGCAGAATACTGGAAGCCTTCGGTGAAGAGTCATCAGGTAAAAGTCTTTTAGCTTATGACTTTGGAGCTGTAACACAAGAGTTAGGTGGTATAGTTTTATGGGTAGATGCGGAAGGTGCATATACAACACATTGGGCTGATAAATTAGGTTTAGACAATAGTAAAGTAAGACTTTACTCTGAAACTGCTGTTGAGAAGATTTCCGATTGGATTTCTGATATGACTACCTATTACCGATCTATACTAACTAACAATGAACCCATACTTTTAGTAGTTGATTCAACTGCTGCACTTGATGTTGAGGATAATATCAACTCTGTACAAACAGATGGTAAAGCTGAGATGGGTAATAGAGCTAAAGCCATCTATAAGATGTTAAGAATCCGGAACCAAAGGTTAAATGAACTTGGTATTTGTTCTATCTTCATCAATCAAACTCGTAAAAAATTAGATGCTGGTATGTTTGGTGATCCGGACACTACACCAGGTGGAAAAGCCTTAGCATTCTATGCTTCACAAAGACTTGGGATAACAAGGGGTAAACAGATAAAACTCAATATTAAAGGTAAAGAAAGACGTGTAGGTAATTATTCACACATGAGAGTAATTAAAAACAAAGTAGCTCCACCATCCGAAGGTCTATCAAGCATGGAAGTTTTCTTCAATGATAAATACGTGGATAGAGTAGGGTTTAATCCTTACTCTGGTTTAGCCGACATATTACAGGATTCCGGTGTTATTGATCGTAAAAAGGGATCATCTCATTATTATTTCAAAGGTAAAGTTATAGCTAATGGAGAGGAGGCTTTTAAACTGGTTCTGGAGAAGAATGATAAGTTGAGGAGTAAGTT